GCCTTTTCATGAGCCTCTGTGTATATTTTCTCTGCATCAGAAGACCGTTCAATCTGGCGTATCATCCCCTCAATCACCGATGCCGTCCAAACATCAGCTTTATCATCAACAGGACGTACCTTTCCAGCAAGTCTTTGATCTCTTCCCCTATTAGCAACCTGTTTTACGAATTTACTTAATTTGTTTGATGTAAGACATGGCCTGTTCGCAGCAATTCTTTCGTCCCTAATTTTTTGAGGCCATTGTCCATTACCAATGTTATAGGTAAATTTAAGATCATCCAGAGAGGCAACACGATTCTCATGGTCAATTGCCTCAAGATTCTCAAACCGCTTCATTGCCAGTAAGTGTTTATCTTTTTTTGATTTTGCCATTTATCTAAGTAATCCTTATAAATAACCCTCAATGATTTTCAACCTGGCGATAACACTTTCCAACGTCCTTTTTGCTATTGATAAAATATGATGTTCATCACCGTTATGTTTAAAACTATCATGATCAATCAAACATTTACATTGCTTAGTTAAATCACTGATACTATCTTTTAGTGTCAAAGGAGAAACCTCTATTTCTGAATTCTTACGATCAATAGCAAAATCATCTCTTTCTTTTGCCAAGCTATCCCGTAGCGCATCTAAACTGTTTTTATAACCAGTTAACCGTTGTCCTTCTTTCACTTGTTCTTCTTTTTGTACCGTCAATCGACGGAATTCTTCACTCTCTTTTGACTGATTAAACGTTCTTATATTGTTTTTTTTCTTATTATCAGCACCACTACCCATTGCTATATCTCCATATAAATTTATGAACCCATCCAGCCACCAGAAGAACCATTTGACCTTTGTAATATTTTCGGCCTTGGCTCACTATACTCTATACCCATATTGGTATACCGATACAAACACTCCATAAAATGATCATCTACTTTCTCAATCACGCCCTTATCGTCATAACACAATCGCTGTATCTCATATATAACCCCATAATCGTCATTAGCTACAGAACCAAGACTATCAAGATAATATAAGACAGGAATTTTATTAGGCCCTTTTAACCAACTTTTAATATTAGAAAATCCGGATTTTTTATCTTTACTTGCAACCCCCAGTTCAATACCCTCATTCCCCAATAAATCCTTAAGTATCGTGAATGAATCTATCGCCTCAGCGTCCCTGTTCTTAATATATTTATCGTCACCCTTAGAAAGAGGATCAATCTCACCGTATGTAATATTCCAGCCTTCAATCTTCTTTTTTCTTATAATTAAATCAGCAATTTCAGACGCAGACATATTTTCCCATACTTCATGGATGCAATAATGGATATTTCGTTCAGAACACGCATAAAACGCTATCGCCTGTGGTTTAGACAAATGAAAATCTATCTGGAACGATACAATCCAGTTTGTAGGTATCTTTCCGTCACCAACCGGTACAATATGAACACTCCTGTCATATTCTTTTACCACCAATCCAACCAGTTTCTTGAAAAAACCAAAGAACCTCGAAGGTTTCTCTTCAAGAGTAGTATCTTTCGCCTTCCTTAAAAAAACCATATCATTGATCTTTTTATCCAAATCGCCATCATAAGTGCAATTCGCCCTCAAATACTCTTCTGCCTCCTTACCAAAATCATCTACTTCCAGTATCAAATCAAAAAAGTGTTTTTTATGACCATCTGCCTCTCTGTAATATTTAGTTACCTTGCCTTGTATTCCTAATTCCTCCAAAATAGCATTATCACTGCCATACGATACTTCATTATCATATAGCAACAAACTATCCATAATCTTTGTGTCACTCCTGTGTCTCAATACCAGCTTATCTAGCATCCACGCTTCTCGTAAAGGAGTAGAGGGAATCAACACCTTACCCTTCTTCTCCGCTAAACCACGTGTCATTGCGTTGAATATCGGTTCTTTGGGAGGTTCGTCAGGAATCCAACCATGACCACGCCACCCTTCAAACAACTTAACCTCCATGCCATGTGTCATCAACTCAATAGTAGAACCGTTCTTCTTGTGCGTCCAAAAATACTCAACACCTGTACTATTCCTCTTTACATGGTAATTCTCACACGGAAACCACTCCAGCATTGCCTTTACTACAACACGTTTCAAATGATGATCCCAATCCTCACCCGTTACCCTGATATCAACAGGAGGTGCAATGCCAAGCGACGAACCCTTGAAATAACTACCATTAACCTTTACCGCACCCGGCCAATCAGCTTCAACAGGGCTCCACGCCTCATACCCCTCAACCCATGAACATAAAATACACATTGCAACGCACGATTTTCCAATTCCGTTCGGAGCAACCGCCAAGACAATATTATTCTTCCTTATATAATCACTTAACCAATTCTGCCATTTAAACGGTTTGAAATGCTCCCATTTGTGCGTATCTGCATAATCTGCCTTAATCTGCAAAGACTTATTAAACTTCTTCTGTTCAGCTATAATCTGCTTTTTTAACCGCTCCGCAGCCAATGAAGAAGCATGGGTAAGCTTATATTCACCCGTTCCCCTCAGCCTGCCAGCACCAGGCTTGCGCTTTACCTTATCCTTGCTACCTTTAGGCCGGCCAGCCTTATTCTTCGGTTTTTCTATAACTGATTCCATGTCTTACCGTAATTATTAAATTGTTATTTATCCTCAATCTCAAGCAACTCAATCTTTGTAACCATCCACTCATAAATACCCATACCTTGCAAAGCATTAGGCAAATCATGTAATGAATGCAACATAACTACCTTCACCTTTAATTCTTTATCAAAATAAGTAATTTCGTAAGATTTCATTCCAATTCCAAATCAAAACAAATATCACGTATACCGGCAGAAATACTTACACCCTGAGCATACCAATCACCACCAATAGACTTAATCTTCTCAACTATCAACTTATCGTAATCCGGATTAATTTCCTGATTTTCAATCTTATATGTAACTTTAATCTTAGCTTTCATTTATATTTATCCATAAAAAAAGGGACAACTAAACACGGAGTGGAATTCCGAACGTGTCTAATCGTCCCTAATCTCCGCATGTGCGAACACTTTATTAAATTGTATTACCTACACTAACATAACCCTACACCAGAATCACACGAAGTGGAATATAGCTCTATGTAAAAAGGGTGAATCTTCCTCACCTCGTAGCATATACTTACCTTGCAGTGATGCCCGCTCAAAAGAGCTTCAATCTACATAGAACTTACTATTGTATATTATTTGTTTTACTAATACAGTGAGTAGGATTCGAACCTAGCGGGGCAGCTAGTTTTAATGGCACTGCCCATGTTTTATAGAGCTATTATCTCTCTTTATTGCCTTTAACCACTCAGCCACCACTGTATCGGCTTTGTATTCTAAAAGATCAAAATACAATATAATAACACCTTTTTCATATCAAAAAATCCTTTTATTTGAGGCCGAACTATGGATACAGTGTATAGATATATATTAACTTTGCCACAGGGCACATACCCCCCTACCCCTTGTCTTACATAGATATTATGTACGTCTTATAAATTATAGTTATGTTACGTTCATCGACCATATCTTGCATGCCTTGCTACTCCCTATACTATATCTTGTAAACCACTACTTGCACACACTCAACATACTACATATAGTACTGTCACACGTCCACAATCTCACCTGGGACCAAGTCATGACTGCCTGTGAGTGCGTGTAACTTTGCAAGCTTGTCTTTGATTGATTGGCCTAAGTCTTTGATATTGCTATCGTTAACGGCTTGAGACATAATTTCGGTTGCCTCATTGTTGTATAATCTACCTTTGTCTATGCATTGTGAGGCCGCTGTATTGAGTTGGAGAAGGTGCCCTGTTTTGAATTCCTTTTTACCATATTTGCCGCAAGTATCAAGAATATATTCAGCTTCTTCCTGATATCTTATCCCTAAATATTTCTGCGTAAAAGCTGCATGTGCATTACCTTGAAGTAGTGGTTGTATATATTTCCCTAACTTCTTTGTTTTTTGGGAGATATGTTGATGTGTATATCCGGTTGATTCCGCAATCCCAACCACATTGTATCCTAATTGATAATAACTGGCAAGTAATGGCGCAGTTATCTTAGGGCGCAACAAAGGCAATTCCGTTGTATTTGTAACCATAATGTATTATCTGTACACCATTATTCGCAACTTGTCAAACAATTTCTTTGGTTTTTTGTGTGATAGTGTGTGATAGTGTGACCACAAATGCGAATTACTGTTATTTTATGTATCCTGGCGTGATTGAATATCCAGTATCGTTTGTTTTTAAACAGTTTTGATTTGTGGTAAGTGTGGTTTATCATTGTTTTAAAATACTACTCCATGATTAGGTTTGTTTTGTGCATTGTTCCGGTTTTCCCATGTCCTTATTGCAGCTTGCCAA